CCAGTGCAGCTGACCCACCACCTGCTGCTTGGAAATTTTTAATTGATTGACGTTGTCTTGCACTATCTAATGCTGCGGCATTGGTTTTAAGAGCTTTTATTGAACTAGTTACAGCTGATGCAATGCCAACACCTGCTGCCGCTAATAGTACATCTTTGCCGCCACCTTTTCCGCCGTTCTTTGGAAAGAAAGTCTGTGCTACACCACTAACATTAATTCCAGTTGCTTGACCAATTGCTCCTGTAAGAATATTAAATCCTTCTTGACGTAATCCTTCTTTTGATAAATTTCTTATATTACCAATTAACTGAGCACCCTGTAATATACTAAGCAATGGATTATTATATGATTCGCCACTAGCAATAAATTCATATAGGTCTAATGCGCTACCTATTGTGCCGCCTAACCCTAACTTGGCTCCACCTTCTAATGATATAGGACTAGGTGTCGTATCGTAATGATCTTGACCAAATCCGACAGGATCGCCTTGCGGGCCTGTAGTAATACTGTTTTGGCTATAAAACACTGCCTCATATGCTACTTGTATACTGTTACTCATAGTGCCAGCACCGTCGCTGTTGTTAACACTATCGTGACTCCAGCTAGTTAGTATTGGGTTTACTAATGTATATGTAGTGTACTCACCTCTAGCTAGTACACTTATTTTAATGCTTTTAAAGAAAGGTACTCCTGGATTGTTTACATCCATACCAAACTTATAATTATTACGAGAGCTACCTTGGTACGTACTGTGAGGTGCAACAGCATATGCTCTACCAGAATCTTTTTGTTGATTACCGTCTGCAAAATAGTATCTATAATATGCTTGTAATAATGCAGTGGTAATGCCTTCATTGTCATCATGTAACTCAATGTTTACAGGTTCATAACTTATTGAAGTTTGTGCATTTTTTACTCTGTTATATTTTTTCTTAGTTTCTATTTGAACACTAAATTTAGGCAAGTCTGCACTTTTTACAAGCATACCTATTTCGTTTAACGTAGACCCCGTAAACAACTTAGGAGCAATTCCTTTTGCAACATCTGATACTTCAAACTGCACATGATAAAGGAATTTAGTTTTTGGCGCAAGGGCCATATCTCTATCAGTATACAGCCGTGCAGCATGTTGCCAATCGGCCATATTGCCTTTGGGACTTAATATACCGTTTGAAATTGAATCTAATAAACCGTTAAACTTATTTGCCATACAAATATTTATCCTTTAGTATTAAGTACGTATATAAAGGTAAAGGGAGCCGAAGCTCCCTTTTGTTTTAGACTAAATGATAATAGTATTAAACGCCGCCGCCTGTAACGGAAGTATTAACTGTACGTCCAACTGCTGTACCAATACCAGTACCGTTTGGTGATTGTAATGCGTTATCGTAACGGATGTTAAGTGTAACACTAACTGGATCAGTTGAGTTAGAATATGACAAACTGTTGTAGTTTGCACTTTCTACATAGCAACCGTAAAGTTCAAAAGTTTCAAGTACGTTTGGTGTGTTAGCACCGTTGCCGCCATCTAAGATTTCAATGCGTGTTACGAATTTATAATCTTGTCCTGATGCTGCACTTGATTGCTCGTAAAAGTCGAACTGCTTCTGTAGCTGCTCGCCAACAAGTTTTTGCACATTGTTGTTAACATCTTCACGTAAGTTAAGCGTAATTGGTTCCCATGTATGTTTACCTGCTAGGTATACTCTTGAGTTATATACGTCAATTGTCATTTGTTCAAAACTTACGTTAGGACGAGTTACGTCAATAACTTGTTTTGTAAGTTCTGTAGTCGGTGTTGATACACCAAAGTTTTCCAGTGACACTCTAAAGCGATACTGGAGTTTTGGCATCAATAGTCCCTGACTACTAGCGGAATCTCCGCTAGCTAGGGGAACTGATATTTTTGATAATGTTGAAATAGCCATTTAGTCTGCTCCTGTTCTATAAGTATTTATCGTTTAAAGTCCGTTGATTTCGCCGGTGTTTTTCAAGCGTAATGGAATGTAGATAAATTCAACTGCTTTAACAGGTTCAATAGCTATGTCTAAGTATAGTTCATTTCTATCAATTCTGCTTGGAGTATTATTTGACTCATCACAAACAACTAGGTAATCATAAAGACCACGTTGTCCAACTAATTCAAGTAATAAACTCTCTGCTGCTTGTTTAATCTCATTGCGAGTAATAGTATCATTTGGCTCAAAGATGTAAGGTTTAGCAAGCGTGTTTAGCTGACTACGTAAGTAGATAACCAGACGTGCTACGTTAATACGATCTAATGCACTTGTACCTCTTGCACGAGTTTTCTGTCCAAAGTTAACAAGTCCGGCACCACTAATAAACGTAATTGGGTTTATGTTGTTGCTGTACAATGTATCGCGTTGACCTTCGTTTAGTGACACACTTTGGAATTCGCCTTCGCTTGTGATATAACCAGTTGAACTTGCGTTAGTAACTCCGCCGCGTCTTGTACCTGCTGGTGCAAACCATGGATAGCTAACCTGGTCGCTTAGTGCAACTGTTCTTAACATCATGTGCGAAGCTGGAACTACAACGTTGTTACCAAAGTTGTCACTTGTAAATCCACATGGATAAAACACGCCTAGGTATTCATCGCGACTAACAAGACCATCATCGTTGTCTTCTACTGCTAGGTTAACGTTAGTTGCCCACTCGTTTAAGCTAGTAGCATCTGGTGTTAAACGGAATGGACTATCACCTAGGATAAATGCTGTTAAGCCTCTATCGTAGTTTAAGCTGATCATTTCGCCGATTAGTTCTGAATAACCTGGGCAAGCCATTAAGTTGAACAAGCGTGATTCATCATCACGTATTTCGTCATTTGAGTTAACAACTGCTTGTAGAGCTTGTACAACAACTTTACGCTGTGCCTTGCGTCCAAAGCTACCTGCACCATTTTCTTGGTTACCTGATTCAGTAACCCAACGGTGCGGATAGTAACCTGACATCGGGTACTCGCCTGCATCACCTAAGCGTAGGTTGTCTGCATTTGTATCAATATAGTTGCGCTCAAAACGTTTTACGTTGAATCCACTTCTGCGTAAGTTCCATAGTAGCATACCTTTTGGATATAGTGCTGCTTGTGGTGCATCCGGGTCTAAGTAGTTGCTTACACGTAATTCAGCAATACTTGCGTCTGTCATAACTTCAGTTGTTCCGCCGCTTACACTGTAACGTGCATCAGCAAATAGGATACCTTCTTCAGTAGTTTGATCGCTAGCATCTAGCGGTGATCCCCATTTTTGCGCTGTTGTACCTGCAACGTTATTGTTATAACGATAAATTGTTGGGTAGTTTTCTAAGTCAGCTGTACTAACCCATAGATCACCTGTTACTAGTGTGCTGCCATCTGATTGTGCTAGTGGCATACTTGCTGCAACAATTGGACCTTCGGCATCTGCATCTGGAAACGCAGTTGCATCGTTATATCCAACCCATGTTGTACCGTTGTGATACATAACATCAACTTCGTCAACAATCGAGTTGTACCATAGTTGTCCGGCAGCTGCCAATGAGTTTGGTGCATTATCGCTTGGTGTATACGTTAGTATGCGCCAGTTAGTTGCAGCAAATTGTTTTGGTGATGTGTCAACAGTTGTACCGTCTGCATATGCTAAGTTAACAGTGCTGTTTGATGCAGTTGCAATATACGGAGTAAATCCGATAGCGTTTAACAATCCGTTGGTGTCAACAAAGTTAATTTCGCCACCTAATGCATGTGTAATTACAACTTTATTTTGCGCATCAACTGTTGCACTTACGTTAGCAACACCTGCTGATGTAATTGCACTTGCAATTAATACTGCGTCGCCGCTTACACTGCCTGTTGTTGCAGGCACAGTTACTGTTACTGGACTACCCATTGTTGCAACACCCGCAACAATTGTAACAACTGACATAGTGAATGTTTTAGTTGCTGATGAACTATTGCCTGGCGCTGCGCCCGTTATTGCTGCACTTCTTATAACAGTTGCACCACTTGCTTGTCTACGATAGATTGTAAATGTGCCCAATGGTTGAGCGTCTGCTGCAACGTTTGTTTTAGCAAACAATTCACCAACTGCTATGTTTACGCCGCTGCCAGTACTGTCTAAACCGTACACTGCTGCTGCATTGTTGTCGTACATTGGTGTTGTTTTTTCGTCCCAAAGTAATGTCTCTGAATTCCAAAGTTTTACTTTTAAATTTCCGCCACCATTAGGAGCAGTTGTTTTAATCCAAACGCTACCAGTTGGACGACTAATACTATCGGCAATCTTAAACTCAGGCACTCTAGTGTGTGCCGAAACTTGTACTGCTGGCGGATAGTAAGTTCCTGTTACAATGCCTAATGCAGCTAATTTATTAGTATCGCCGCCGATTACAATTGGGCCGCCGCTGGTACTGTCTTCTGCACTTGAACTTGAACCATTGCTATAAATTTCTAAAAATCCATCAACTGCTGCTGCGGTAACACCTACACTCGCTAAGAAACTAGTAATAGAACTTGCAACATCTGTAATTGTATTTGCACCAACTGAAATAGCAGT